AGTATTCTCCAACACATCTAAAAAAGGTTATGACATTTTTAACCTTCAATAAAGATGACCATTTTACATACATGTATAACTATGACGGCAATTTTGCAGACGCAGTATTGTTTCAGAAAACATGCAGCGGCACTGACAATGCAACCAACAAGCATGCCTGGATAATGCCGCAGCGCAGTGAATTGGAGGAGGAATAATGTCAGAAATAATAATTAAAATGGAAGACTTGTATTGTGACTTATGTGGTTGGACTGGACACCCAAAGCATGCTAAATATACGCATGACGATAATGGTGACGCAGTCTTAACATGTCCTAAAGATTGTCAAATCTATGACTTTCAAACTGAATTAGAAGTTATGAACACAGTTGACGTGGACGGCTATAAATTATTATGGTATGACCACAAGCCAACTGCTGAATATGTATATAAGGAGTTAAGAGTATGATTTTATATGATTGGTTAACAGAACTTGATAAAGTTGATGACGAAGAACTATTGCTAGACATACAAGAGTACGTAAAAACTAGATTAAGAATTGTCAAAGCTAAAAATTATACAGAAGGAGTACAGTTAAACCAGTTAGGTGACCGCATAGAACAAGGAGATGACTTAGACGGCGCAACTTTATGTGACTGGTGCAACATGCACTTCAAAGGTGACGGAGAATTAACACGCTGCAATGAATGTGAGGTTAAGTAATGGAGTATCACTTTAACGTAGTCAGTCATCTCATCTTCGGTATTGCAGGCGTGCTGCTTGGATATTACTTTGCTAATGAGTCCTGGAGAAATAATCGTATGTGGGAATGGAAGTCTATTACGCAACAGTTAAGACTCCAGGAGACAGAGATACATAGATTAGAGACTATTAACGAATCATTAGTAAGTCAGTTAAAGGAGTTAAAATGAATAGCTTTAAATTGCTTGTACGTTTTATTGCTGCGATAGGTGGCTATAAAATATTACAACAAGAGTATGACAAGGCGCGTAAGTTCTGGACTAAAGTCTCAATAGAAAACAACTGGATAAGAAAAGAAGGTATGTACGTAGTGCTTTATGTAAATATTTGTGATTTGCGAATAGCTGACCACGTATACACACCTGCGGACAACAAGTTTGACTCTATTATGTTTACTCATTGTGACATGGATTACTGCGAAGAATGTATAGGGGTGACATTATGATTTTGTTTGAATACAAAGGCGTAAAGATTACAGGACAAAGTCGTGACGAAGTCGAACTTTTGCGTGGTCGATTGAAAACTGAAATTGATCTCCGAATTGCACACGAACAAATAAAGGAAACGTTATGGGAATATATACAGGAAGGAGACATTGAAGAGATAAAGCAAAGAATAAAAGATATATAAATATCTAAAGTAAAAGTTAGAAAAAGCTGCAGCGCCGCCTCGTTGCAGCTTTTTCTTTTAGTTGTTGATTAGTCAATTGGTCCAGGTACAATGGTTATAGAAGGAGGTCGTTATGATATGGGAATATCCCGAATTATTAGACAAACACAATACAAGAAAAATATCAGTATATAAGAATCGTGTTAATGGTTCTTTAATCTTGCACGATGCGGAAGACTTCGCAACTAAGCAAGTTTATATTGGTTACTCTATACAGGAATCGAAAAGAATGTTTAGAGATTATTTGAAGGGAATAAGATGACACAACAAACAGAGACAAAGAACTTTATAGAAATATGTCCTGGCTGCCTTGCTTGTTATAATCAAGGGCGCTTAACTTTCTATTGGTTCCAAATAAACAAAGACACAACGCTTGAACAGATAGAGCGCGCGCTTGACGTGGAAGAGATACACAGAAGAGCGAAAACTCCATTTGTATGTGGCGGCGAAGAAGTAAGCATACAAGATAATGATTTTGGCGGCGGTGAGTACATGACCGCAAAAGAATTATTCGGATATGTTCAGCTGCTGCAGTTGGTCCCAAATTTCGATTACGTAAGAGCTTTTAAAGAAGTTTACTTAATGGAAGATGAGTTCCAACAATTAGGTAGCGGCATACAGTACGAGCCAAGCGAACAGTTCAAAGAATTTGCTGACTCCGTCCAGGTCTTCGACAACATAGACGAACAGAACACACATTTGGAATATGAGTTTATGGAAATCTATGACGTGAGCGAGACAGACAGATTATATAATTATATTGACTGGTCCACAGTGCGCCACGATATGCTTATAGATATGAATAGGGCAGAAGTAAACGGAAAAATATATTTGTGGAGAGGTATATAAAATGGATAGAAACGAAGTATATAAGTTACTTTTAAATTTTGCTAAAGGAGTGAAAGCAGATACAACCATAGCCGAGCAGGTCATGGGAGTAGGTAAAGCTATACATATATTAGATACAGAAATTAGAATTGTTATAGACGAAGAGCAAAGAGTCAAATATAATAAGCTAGTGGAAAAAATAAATAGGAGATATGAATATGCAAATTAATTATGTTGGTGTTCTAATTCTATTGTGGATTGTTAGCACTGCCTGGATAGTTTCAGGTTACGCTGCTAAAGGTTACCAAGCCAAGAACAATATCACAATGGACTTTAAACTCTATAAGCACATTAGAAAAATATTAGATTATTGTTATGACACAGAACGAGAGCATTACATCGAATGCTATGGGGAAGAGTCAAACAATTATTTATTGCTTGACAGTGATTTAGATTTACATGTTGAGCAGGAAGAAACGAATCATATATTTGTTAGTCTTCATTATTTAGACAAGCGTCTAGTTCCTGGAAACTCGCAGCCCTTAGCGTAACGTACTAATAACCAGGAAGAGAGAGCGCGGACTTCGGTCCGCGTTTTCTTTTGTATAACGTGCGCAAATAATTTAGATCTCCGCAAAAAAAAATAATTGGAGATCATGTTTATGGACCAGTACGCCTGGAAGTTTTAAGCTGCGCCTGGTTGTTCGTCTTGCGAACGCATACGAAGACAGTACGACACAAACCGACTACAAACCGCAGCACCGCGCACCAGGACCACACGCACAATATACACATTGTTATATAACCCCCATACCTTAATCGCGGCGCGGAGAAAATATGTATGAATACGTCAATGTTTATGTGGCAATTTGTGGAGGTGGTGGGAGTCGAACCCACGTTGGTTAGATGAGTATTTGGATAAGCATATAACCCTGTCCAGATCACCCCCAGTCTACAGTATACTATATATAGTGTAGTCTAAACATACTATATGTAGTGGTACTATATATTGTATTGTTTAAATGTCGAGTTCTAGTAGTAGGTGGTTCGATCCCTGTGTCACTCCCAACCCAAACCAGTTTATTAAGTGTAGTAACAGTAAATGCGCTCTCTCTCTAATAAATAAAATGTGAGGAATGTGGCTCAACCCACGACTAAGGCGGTCCTGCTATGCCAACCCTGTTTACGAATCGTTATCTTGTGGTGCTTGTGTAGGCAGGAACACCACAATGCTTATCCTGATATGCTACACTATAGCATAGAGATATGTCAAATAATGAAAAAATCACCATCTGCGTAGCAGATAACTGTTTAGTCCCCTTACCAGAAGGTCGTAAGAAATACTGTAGTGAGAGGTGTTCTAAAAGAACCAGGCAGCGTGCGTGGCGTGCAAGTAAACCTACAAGTGAGATCCAGGTAGAAAAGACTGTAGATGAGAATGTACAGAAGCGTAGAGGAGACTACTACGCTATTATGAAGAAAAAAAATTTTTTTAACGACATTTTAGAAGGTAAGAAGACTAAAAAAGAAATAGCAAACATACTAAGCTGCAGTCCATCAACAGTGTCACGTGCAGTAGCAGCATATCTCGAAGATGTAGAAAAAGAAGCAGCACTCGAAAAGCGGGGGGATCCCTTCGAGCTGCAAGCTGACGTAGACTCTTTTGTTGAGTTTCGTGATCAATACTTCTTAACAGAACAAGGTAAAAATTATGAGACACCAGACTTTCAAAAGAAGTGGATTGGTGCTATCTTAGATAGTATAAAGCACGGTAAGCGTTTAATGATCTTGTCACCACCTAGACATGGTAAGACAGATCTCCTTACACACTTTTGCGTATACATGATTTGTAAAAATCCTAACATACGTATCATGTGGTGCGGTGGTAACGAAGACATTGCACGTAACTCCGTAGGTGCGGTACTAGACCATTTGGAGAATAATGAAGGACTCATACAAGATTACGGAGACTGGGACGGATTTAGACCTTCTAATAGAGGTGGAAAAAGTTGGTCGTCCAGTCAATTTACTGTTGCAACTAGAACAGTCTCTGGTATTAAGTCGCCAACTCTTGTCGCAATTGGAAAAGGAGGTAAGATCCTTTCCAGAGACGCAGACCTTATTATTGCAGACGACATCGAAGATCATGGAAGTACTGTGCAGCCAAGTGCTAGAGAAAACACCAGGAACTGGTGGACCACAACACTACAGTCAAGAAAAGAGGAACATACAGGCATGGTCGTCATTGGATCAAGACAGCACCCAGACGATCTTTACCATCATCTCTTAGAAAACAAAGCATGGGAGACTATTGTTGATCGTGCGCATGACTTAGAAGTACCACTAGAAGACGAATCTATAGACCATACAAAACACATGTTATGGTCAACAAAACGTACACATAAATGGTTAATGGAACAGTTAGCTGCAGCAGAGACTACAGGTGGTAGAAATATATTTGAGATGGTCTATCTAAACAAAGCTATACCACAAGGTATGGAGTTATTTACAGCAGAGATGATTGATAAGTGTTTAGATAAATCAAGGAAGCTAGGAGACATACCACCAGGCACAAGTCTTATTGCAGGACTTGATCCTGCTAGTACTGGATACCAGGCAGCAGTTCTTTGGGCATATAACGTAAAAACACAACAGGTATGGCTTGTAGATATGAAGAACGATCAAGGTGGTGGTATACAAAAAGCACATAACTTAATGAAGGAATGGTATGACAAGTACTGGTTAAGTCACTGGATTATAGAAGAAAACGGATTCCAACGTGCTATTGGTCAAGACAGAGATATTAAGCTATGGGCTGCTAATCACGGTGTACGTATAGAAGGACACCAGACTTATAAAAATAAATGGGATCCTACATTTGGTGTAACCAGTATGGTAGGCATGTATGAACAAGAAAAGATAAACATACCGTATGAAGACGCTAAGACACAAAGACTTGTCAATATATTTAGACAACAGTTAATTTACTTTTCACAAGCAGGTGCAAGTAATTCACGTAATGTAAAAACTAAAACTGACTTAGTCATGGCAAGTTGGTTCCCAATGAAACGTATACGTACCAATGTAAAAATGATGTTAGCTGAAGCAGAAAGCGACTATACTCCTTCGTATAGCTATTATAAGCAAAGTGAATACAACGAGGTTTTTTGGTAATGGTGTATACCCCAGACGAATTATTAATAAAGACTGACGACCTAAAAGGAATGCACGAACATAGTGGACACTATGAATATCGTGATAGAGTCAGATCAATCATGAACGGTGGTAGCAATGGTATTGCTGCACTGTTAGGTGAGAGCGCAAAGAATTATGACATTGATTTACCAATACCTAATCTTATAAATTCAGGTTTAGAACACTTAGCACAAAAATTAGGACGTATGCCAGACATAAAGGTAGACGCTTACGCAGAGAGTGAACGTGCTAAAAACAAAGCAGAAAAGTTAGAACGTATAGTTAGTAACTTAGACGGTTATTCTAAAATGGATATGCAGCTACCACAAGCTGCAAGATGGTTACCTGGTTATGGTTTTTGTGTATGGATTATAAGACAAAAGATGTCACCAGATGGCATTATGTATCCACACGCAGAACTACGTGATCCTTATGATTGTTATCCAGGATATTACGGACCAGACCAAGATCCAAAAGAATTAGCACTTATACGACTTGTACCTAACGCTGTAATTAAAAGCATGTACCCACAAGCACAAGTTATGGTTGATGAGTCAAGTCAATTCCCATCAGGTTATAGTAAGTTTAAATATCATGACGGTTTCCAAAGAGGTTGGGATAATCATTTAGCTGACGGTACAGAACTTGTAGAGTTTTATGATGAAGAAGGTACATACGTATTTTTACCTGACACAAAACAAATACTAGATTTTACACCCAATCCTCTTAAATCAGGTCCACGTTTTGTTATATCTAAAAGATTTAGTTTTGATAGATTATCTGGTCAGTATGATCATGTATTAGGTTTGATGGCAGCTATGGCAAAGATTAACGTCTTGTCCATAATTGCTATGGAAGACAGTGTATTCACAGAAACGAATATTATTGGTGAATTAGAGAGTGGGAACTACAAGCGCGGTAGATTTGCAGTCAACTATTTAACACCAGGTTCACAAGTCGCTAAACCACCAAATAATGTTCCATATCAGTTGTTTCAACAGATAGACAGGATAGAACGACAACTTCGTGTTGGATCAAGCTATCCAGTTAGTGATGACGCTATATCTCCTAACTCATTTGTTACAGGTAGGGGATTACAAGAATTACTATCGTCCGTTGATCTAAACGTAAAAGAATATCAGTTAGCACTTAAAACAGCAATGGAAGAACTAGATTATAAACGTTTAGAGATGGACGAAGTATTAAATGGTAACAAGAAAAAACCATTAGCAGGTTATCTAAAAGGCACAGCGTATGCAGAACAATATACACCTAGCGCAGACATACAAGGTATGTACAAGACTAGACGTGTGTATGGCGTTATGGCAGGATTTGATGAGCCAACAAAGATTGTCTCTGGTTTACAGTTATTGCAAGCAGGAATAATTGACAAAGAGACATTACAAGAAAACATGGACGGACTTGATAATGTACAAAAGATTAACGACAGAATATTAAAAGACGAAGCAGAGCGTACTTTGTTTGAAACATTAAAAGTACAAGCAAGTCAAGGTGATCCTAAAGCAACAATGGCGTTAGTACAGATTTATAAAAATCCTAACTCTATGCAATCAATACTAGATAAATTTTATACAGCAGAAGAACCAGAAGTACCAGAAGGTGAAGCTGCGTTATTAGGTGGCGCACCACAAATACCACAAGGTCCTGCACCAGATATTAGATCATTACTATTAGGAGGTGTGCAAGGTGCCTAGACCATTAGATTATGAATTTAGCGATATTGTCAATAACTGCTTAGTTGATGTATGGCAAAGAACAGAAGAAGCAATTGCTGACTACGAAGATGAAATATACGCAGATGAACCAATAATATCTGATATGCCACAAGGAATGATAGTGCAATACATACCTAATGGCTTAATTATATTTTTTGGAAAACAGGAGGATTTTAATGGCGAATGGCAGTAGTAGAGAACGTGGTAGAAGAGGTGGAGTTAAAAGACCTGCTGCAGTAAGTGGTCCAGGTAGATTAGCTAGAAGAACTGACGGTGCCGCACCAACAATAGAAGATGTTAGAGGTATGGTTTCTGAATCAGCAGGAGAAGAAGCTGCACTTGTAGAACAAGTTAGACAAGGCAACATAGAACAACCACAAACTACTTTTGCTGCACCACAACCACAGCCACAACAATTAGGTGGAGTAGCACCTGGTATCGCAGATGTATTTGCACCAGGAGAAGATGATTTAAATGCGTACTCACGTCCACCAATGGAGGATCAATTTTTAGAACCAGATGACGTAATGTTAATACGTGCAATGGCAGAAGTTAATCCTACTGCAGAGCTTATAGGTTTACTAAAATTTGCTTCTGATAGGCAGATAGGTAGAACGCAGCGTAATCTCTAATGGCAGAATTTCATAGAGATAATCCTGCACAAGAGCAAGAGTTTTATCAAGAACTACAACGTAGACAAGCAACATATAAACGTGCCAAACAATCTATAAGTAAAGAAGACGCTATGCGTGCAAGTTCTATTGCACAAGCATATCCTAACTTTTCACCAGATGTTATTACTGCATTAACAACTTTACAAGTTAAACCAGAAGCAACAGTATTAGAAGATATATCTAAGATGATTGCACAATCAAACAGCAAAACAATATTAGATAAAGTATTTGATCCGTTGCAAGCAGGTGTACGTTTAGGATTTTTAGGTTTAGAAGATTTATACAGAACAACAGTAGATAGACCTATTAACTCTTTTATTGCTTCTAGGTTTGGAGACAATGCAGAAAATTTAACATTTAAAGAAGCATACAAACAATCAGGTAAGTCAACAGTTAAACAACTTATAGGACAACTTAACAGAGGACAAAAAGTAAATTTAGGTGAAGGATTTTTGCCAGTATCAGAAGTATTTGATCCAGAGAATCCACAATCTAAATTTTATGATGAGTACCAGTACATGATACGTTCTGGTTTTGATCAAGGTAGAGCGCAACAAATTATACAAAACTATTTAGGTACACCGATAACTGACATAGATAGAAGTATGCAAGAAGGTAATGAGAACTTTACTATTACAAGTCAATATGGTACTGCACCTATATCATTAGGTAGAACTATTGCATTACAAGTTGCAGAACCAAACAGTAGACCATTTAATGTTATATCTGGTGTATTAGACGCAGGTAAAGCACTGTTCTTAGATCCTGCAAACTATATGACATTAGGATTAGGTGCTTTTGCTAAAAGTAGAAAAGCATTAAAAGTACCAGATTATCTTGTAAAAGAATTACAAAAGATAGAACCTGACAAGTTAACTAAAGCACAAAAAGAATACATAGGTGCAGTTAATAAAGGTTGGGGACTACCATTTATGTCTGGAAGATCTATCTCTAATTACTTATCTAAAGATCCTGGTGGTAAAAAACTTATAGATTACATGGCAGAACTAGATAGTCCTAATAAATTTATTGAACTTACTGGTATAACAGACAGAGAAGCTATTGCAGCATTTATGGATATATCACAAGACTTTACAAAATCTGCAGATGAAAAACGTGAACTTATGTCTAATCTTATTACAGAATTTTTAGAAGATCCTTTTGGTCCTTTTGGTACAGGTCAAGCACCAACAGTAGGTGCTATAGGTAGATTTTTAGGTGGTGCTACAGAAGAGTTACTAGGTGGCGTACCTAAAGGTACAGGTAAATTATTTGGTGCTAAAAAAGTTATTAAGACAAAACTTATGGATAGTCCTAATAGATCAGCAAGAATATTATCTACATACGCAGGTGAGTTTCCATACAGATATGTAGATAGTAACCAACTAGATGACGCAGTAACAAACATAAAAGGTTGGTTAGATCAAACTACTGTTGATCCTGTAGCTAAAGATCAGATAATTAACAGAGCAGTACGACTACAAGATGGTGATCAGACAGGATTATTTAATGTTGTAAAAGATATGGTTACATACGCTACTGATGATTTAGTAGAAAAATATGGTGTAAATAAAGAAGACGCATTTACATTTAGTAGAATTTTTGAAGATTATCTACCAGAGCTACGCGCATATTTTATTGACGCAGTCACAGGTAACAATGTTGCTAATCCAGGTGCAAAGATTAGTCAAACAATTGTAGATAACAAAGCATTTGTAAATCCAGATCCACACTTACTTACAGAGTTTATTAACAGAACTATACCTTTACCTGATCCTGGACAATTAGCAAAAGCTATGAACTCTATGTCATTAATAAGAGCTAAAGCGTCAGAAGCAGGTATAGATATGTTTAGTAAATTACCTGCCAATATACGTGCAGGTACAATGTCTAAAATTATAGATAGTTATTATTCAGACTTTTGGAAACCATTTGTATTGTTACGTGGTGCCTGGTTACTTCGTGTTGTAGGAGAAGAGCAGCTACGTATGTACACACGTGGTTATGACAATATATTCTCACGACCATTGTCAGTATTGTCACTGGGATTACTTAAAAAACCTAATAAGACAGAAGCTGCAAGATGGACTAGCAAAAATGTACAGTTTGCAGATTTGTTAGGTAATCCATTAGATGAAGCATTAGAGTGGCAACAAGCTAGTTCACGTAGATATGGATCTAGTAACTTTGATTATTTATTTGGTGGTGCATACAAAGCAGGTAGAAGACGTAAAAAACCTGGTGTACACCCTATGGACGTTGTTACAAAAGAAGACGCATTACGTAACCAAGAGACACAACCTAGACTTATACAAAAATATTTTGATGACGGTATTGTACGTGAGATAGCACATTTACACTATGACAGATTATTTAACTTTTTATACAGAGGTGCGTTAACTAAAAAACAAAGAGACGCTAGATTAAAAGAATTTGTTGAAGGATCAAGCACACGTGCGCAAGAAATTATAGAAGCATACAGTGCAGGTGGTCCTACATATAGATCAAGAATGAATACTGCAGGTGGTAGATATGCCTATGCAGAATCTATCACAGCTAGAGTAAATCAGTTAGCAGGTGGATCTTTTGACCAAAACCTAGATGTATTAGATGATTTAGGTAAAAGAATAAACATTGATGAATTAGATTTTGCTAAAACACCATTCCCATTGTCAGTAGAAAAAACAGCAAATAACAACATACTTGAAATGTTGTTACGTAATAGATTAAACAGATTAGACGGTAAACAATATGTTGATGAAACATTAGATGATTTTTTTGACAGTATAAAAAATGGTGATCAAACATTATACAAGTCTGTAAAAAAGACATTGATGTCTGATGAATACATTGACGATCTACCTAACGTAGTTGCTGTTGGTAAAACTGATTACATAGACAATGTTGGTAAATTAGAGTTTTATACAAACAAAGCATTTGACGCATTAATGGGACAAAGAACAGATAACGCGTCAAGATCACCAGTATTTAGACAAGCATACTGGAGAACTATATACGATCTTCTTCCATACATGTCAGGCAAGATGAGACAAGTTATGTTAGAAGGTGGTACATATACAATTGATGGCAAAGAAATAAAAGTTGCAGGTGCATTAAATGCAAATTTACCTGGAGAAAACATGTTAGCTACATTTAGAGCTGACATAGGATTGCCTGCACAAAAACTACGTAAAACAGATACAGAGATAAACATAGATATGTTTCAACGTAAAATTAAAGAACTTAATGAAAAAGATACAGCATTAGGTTTAGGATTTGAAGATCTTGATGAAGAGTTTGAAAATTTATCTACAGCACTTAATAAAAAACGATCAAGACTAGAAGAAAAGCTAGTAGATAAACAAGAAGAGCTTATGAAACTAGAACTAGATATAACAGGTACATACGGATCAGGAGTTACATACGAAGATGACATAGTACCTGCAAATGTAAAAAAACGTGTAGATAATTTAGCAGAAGACATATTTGACATAGAATCAGAAATAGAAGATGTACAAGAAGTGTTTAACAATAACATGAAAGAAAAAGCAGAGTTACTAGGATTTACAGATAAATCTGGTGACGTTGATTTAATTGATAGAATAGCAAAAGCTAGAGCTTTGACAGAAGTTCAAGAGCTATTGTATGACTTAACTAAACGTAAAAAACTTGCATATAACTTACGTGGTATATTTCCATTCGGTGAAGCATATATAGAGATTATGACTACATGGGCAAAGTTATTAAAAGAAAACCCAGAAATATTACGTAGAGGTCAAGTAACAGTCAATGCTGCACGTGCTAGTAATCCATTTAGTCCTGTAGAAGGTGAAGGATTTTTAGGAGAAGATGAAGTTACTGGTGAAGAAGTATTTTATTATCCTCTTATAGATGATCTTGTATCAGATGGATTATTTGGTGAAGATAGGAATGTTGGTGTTAGATTACCTGGTTATGCAGGATCACTTAACTTAGCATTAGAAGTAGTACCAGGTATTGGACCTGCAGTTGCTATACCTGCTAGCTTTTTTGTAAACGCAAGTCCAAACTTTGACGAAGCTAAAAAAGTTTTGTTTCCGTATGGTTTGCCAGATGTACGATCTGCAGGAGATCTTATTGCTGCAGCAGGTGTACCTGCATGGTTACGTAATACATACCAGGCATTGTACGCATATAACGAAGATGTAGGTCAAAACGAAATAACACGTATTGCTTCTAACACAACTATTGATGTGTACAGGATATTAAAAGCTGATGGTAGAGATGATAGAACTGCAGCACAACAAGATGAGTTAATGAAAGAAGCACGATCTATTGCAAAAGGTTTGACACTTATAAAAGCTATATCACAGTTTGTTGGTCCAGTAGGACTTAATCCACGTTTTGATGTAGGTAATGAGAAGAATGCAGGTCATGTGTATTCTGTACAAATATTGTCAGATAGGTATAGAGAGTTACTAGAAACACCACCTAAAGACCAAATAACAGGTAGATTCTTATATGCACCTGGCGATAACTATTCTGCTACTAAATATTTTATAGATGAGTTTGGATTTAATCCTATTGACATAGCTACACCTAAAACAGTTGTAGTAGAACCTAGACCAGTAGATGAGCGTGGTGTTAAGTTCCAAAAAGAAAATCCAGAAATATTTGAACAGTATTCATTTACTGCACAATATGCAATACCACAAGGCGGCGGTGGTCCTTTTGACTACGAAGCATACGTAAGAACTATTGCTAATGAACAGAGAGAACCACTTAAACCAGAAGAATGGTTAGCTAAACGTAACCAAAGATTAGGTCAGTTTTATATGGAAGAAAAGCGTGTATCTACATTACAGACATACGATATTACAGATCCGTATCAGAACTTAGTACGTAACAGAGAGTTAGCATTCCATAGAGATTTAGCTAAACAAAAGTTTCCTGGATTTGACGCTACAGTACCAGGATTACCACAAACATCTACATTAGAAATGCAGTATGAAGAGCTTAAAGATTGGAAAAACAGTCCTAAGTTATCTGCTACACCAGTAGGTAAAGATTTACAAGTAGTCTTTAGTTTAATTAGTACATTAGAAAAACGATCACTTAGAGCAGGATTATCTAAGAATGGTTGGCGTACATCACGTACATTACTTAAAGAGAGACAACAATTACGTGATCTTATAGGTACATTGATTAATAGTAATCCAGATTTCCAGGTTGTAGCTGAACGTGTATTGCTGCCTTTATTCCAGGAACGTACAGATTTCTTAGAGGATTTGCAATATGATTATGATACACTTAAAGAATACGGTGTATACTTACCACAGTTACCTGATACAGAGGATATTTAATGGACAAAGAGTTTAAGCAAGGTTTTGTAGATAGCATAATTGCATTTAGAGGATTTGCACCAGACGAAGAAATAACAAAGATATTACAAGATTTAGTTAATGAAGAAATACCAGATCAAGTATTTATAGCAAAAGTCTACACAGAAATTAATATTTATGACACAGTTGGTGCAAACATGTCTAATGATCTTATACAATTTAATTTGCCTTATGGAGAAGTAGATAGAAGAAGAACATCACGTACACCACTTACTACTTTTACAGCGTCATTAAATAATACAGTACAAAATTTATATGGCGTATCAGATTGGAAAACAGCACAGACTGATGAAGAGAAAAAAAGAAATGAAGATATATACGCAGGACTAGATATTGCAGCAGGTCTAAAAGGTGCAGGTACTCCAGGTGCTTCAGAAGAATATTACAACTATTTAAATACAAAACTAGATAAGGTTTATGAAGATACAGGTTTATTAGGTGTTGTTTTACGTCCACCACAAGGTGAAGGCGGAACAATATATGTTACAGAAGATTTAGATGAATACTTTAGAAACAATGCACCTGTTAGTTTAGGTGAAGGTTTTTATCCTATAGAAGGTAAAAACTATAGAAAATATCCTGGTTTTGCAAAACCAACTATATTAACAAGACCTGCAATGAAACTTAATGAAGAAACAAATACATGGGAACCAGTAGATGGCGAGTACTTAAAAGCTGTAGAGTCATACAGTTCTGAAGGTAAATTTAACACAGACTTAGATATAGGAGATACATTTAGTGTAGCTATAGGAACTAAAACACCAGACGGTTCATCTGTAGGTGAAGTGCAAACTTTAAGTAGAGATGAATTGTTATTGCTAGAAGATGAGATCGCAGAAGATCCTACAAAAGAATTAATATTTGCAGGGGGAACTAAAGATTCTGCACAAGCAGCATTAGATGGTTGGTTAGATTACAACACAAGTTTAGCTTCTGCACCAGAGTATGACATATTCGGTGGTATTACACCAGACTATGCAATATATAAACAACCAGATTTAGCAGACGCATTTAGAGATGGAGAACCTACAGCGTCACAGATGAAAGACGCATTACTACCAGAACAGATATATGCAGGTAGTATTCCAGAAGAACAGTTTTATGGTTCAGCAGATCACATATCAGGTCAAGGTCCAGGACTAAACAATACACAAAAAATATCCTGGATATCATTAGCACCACAAGAAATAAAAGCAGTGCAAACAGATCTTATGCAAGCAGGTTATTTAGGTGTAGAAGATTTTTTCTTAGAGCAAGGTGCATGGCAAGATAAAACAGCAGGTGCAATGTATAGTGCAATGGTTGACGCTAACTTAAACATGATAGATGTATACACACAACTTAATGCAGAAAAGGAACGTTACTTTAAAAAACCACCACTTACACCTAAAGTGTATCAAACACCATCACCAGGATTTATAAAAGATCAAATAGACGCAGCACTTAAATCTGCAGGTGTTACACGTAAACTTACAGACGCAGAACTTGTAGCGTTTTCTGACTTTTATATACAAGCAGATAAAGATTATGAAACAGCTAATGCAGAGTATGAAAAGAATTTAGATTTAGCTAATAGATTATTTCCTGGTGCGCCAACAGAAATATCTATACCATCAACAGCAGGTGAAGAACTAGCAGCTTTTGCAGAACAACAATTTGAACCAGAGCTTCAGGCACGACAGAGAGGTATACAAGAACGTAACGATCTAAGTTATTTGTTTAGTTCTATAGATCAATTTGACCGTATGATCGGAGGATAGTGGACGAAAAAGAAGATAAGGTTATGCAACTTCTTGACGACCTTAAAGAAGAATACGGACAATTTTTAGATGACACTGCAAGTGAAGCAGGAGATGGTAGTGGATTACATTTTGATTTAACATCAGGCAATATAGTTAATGGTGATGAAATATATGTTGAAGCATTTTATTTAAAACCAGAAGCACAAGGTAAAGGCATTGGTAAAAAAATGGTCAATGCTATGAAAAAATTATCAGATGAAATAGATATACCAATTACTTTATTAGATAAAACTTTAGAATCACCATACGGCAGTAGTTTTTGGAAAAGCATGGGATTTGACATTGATGATGATACAACTTCAGGATTTTACAACTACGAAGGTGATCCTGCAAGTTCAAGATTTGCAAGAGAAAGTTTACAATTCCAACCATTTACAGATGATGATGTAAAAGAAGTTACAAATGATTATGTAAAGAATAATTGGCAAGAGCATAAGAGTACAGCAGACGGTATTGTAATGAGAATAAATGATCAAGGTGATCCAGAAATACTATTAATAAAAAGAAAACGTGGTCCACATAGAGGAGATTGGGCATTGCCTGGTGGAATTATAGACGAAGCTACGCAAGCAGAATATGATGAATTAGCACAACGACCTACTGATGAATTAGATTGGCAAGGTAGAGACAGAGCATTTACTAAAACATATCAACGTGGACCAAGAGGTATATTTAGATACACTATATTAAAAGAGCTTGTAGAAGAAACAGGACTACCTTTACCTGAATTAGATGAATGGTATGACAACAAATATTTAGGAACTAAAATAAATAGGTTTGATTGGGACGCAAGAGCTACAAATGGTGTTGATGTAGGTGGTCATTTTTATTTTATGTCAGATAATACGTGGGAACCAACAGCTAGTGATGACGCTGTAAAAGCTGAATGGAAATCACTTAAATCTATATTAGATGGTGAAACTACATTAGCATTTGGTCATGGTGAATGGATTGAAGATATATTAACTGACAATGATATTGTTAACAAACATTTATCTATTTTATTTGACGACAATCCTGCATATTTATATGGTGTAGATAAACCTGACAATACTTTAGGTACTTATGATGAAGTATTAAATAAAATTAAAAGTATAAATGCAAATAACAAATCTGATATTACTCAATTAATTACTGCAGTAAATATTGCAAGAGAAGCTAAAGGTATGGATTTAATACCAGTTGATCCTTCTAATGTATTAGGTTCTAATGAAAAATTATACAAAGAAATACGTCTCAATGATGGCGATCCATCAAGCGTAAAACAGATGTTAAGTTTAGATAATTTAGAAAAAACTATTGATGATTATTTAGATAAATACACAAATTTTACTTTTGATTATAACGATTTTGATGAAACAGAATTAATAGAAAAATTAAATAGTAGTATTAAAAACTCTGCAATGTTTGAAGGAATATCTGAACCAAAAAATATTGATATAGGAAACATTATAAATCCAAGTTCGTATGATAATCCAGGTTTAATAAATGGTGGATCTCTCGATAATATAAGTGTAAATATATATGGAAAACAAAAAATAGCAAAAGAAATACAAGACAATATTGTACAAGCTATTAATAGCCAAGTAGAATTTATAAAAGCAAATTCAAGAGTAAAAGATCCTATATTTTTAAAACAATGGGCAGATAATTATATTTCTGTAATACAACAAGAAGAATTTACAAATCAAATTATAAATATGTTAGATAATACAGAAATGGAAATTAGACCATTTTACGATAAAAACACAAACACAATTAGGTTTAATACTGCATACAACCAAAGAGGTATTGTTACAGATTTAAATGTTAAAAACTTTGGAATATATAACGTAATAGGTGATCAACTAAGTTTGTCTAATAGTCAGGAATTAGTTGATGACTTATTTGAAGGTTTTAATACTGAAACACCTGCGGAGTTCTTTTTAAATAACGCAGACAAAAACAATACTCTTAATCAAAAAGGTGCGTACATAGAAGACAATAAATTATTTTTTCAAACTAATCATGGATCAGCAGGTCCAACAGAAGAAGTATTAGAGTTGCTTAGAAGTTTTCAAGATAAATACGCAGATGATCCAGACATTGGTGGTATCGCAGATGATCTAAAAAAATCAAGAGGTATATTTTTTGATCCTAGCATGAAGTTTATTGATCCTCTTTACACTGGATCAACAGGGTTAGTCGGTGCAGTTTTTTATACAACAACTAATCCATTTGTTGCAGCAGGTTATGCACAAGGCAATGCTGATGGTTCAACCATAATGGGTATGGGAGGCAAAATAGAACAATCCATTATGAAATGGTTAGAGCGTAATTATAAAAATGGCAATGATGAAGTAGTTAATGAATTTATAGAAGAAGCTAGAAAAATAGGTATATTAATTAGTGTAGAGGAACCTGATGTATCAGCATTTACAAACAGAAAAGACGTTGCACGTAGTAATGCTAAATGGACTATTAATGCTTCTATGGATAGGTATAAAGGTAATTCTTTAACTAATGGATTGTCTGCAGGTACAATATCTAATATAGAAGGTAGTGTAAATGTAGATAATGTTTTACCATTAAATCAATCTATGTCTGCAGGAATAGGTAATCCAAAAGCTAGGTCTACATTTGAACAAGTACTAGATATGTTTGGTGATGATTGGTGGACTAATCAATTACAAAACAATACATATAAACCTGGTGGTTTGTTTGTAGCTGTCGGTGGTGGACCTTTATTTAATTCTAAATTTTTATCTATAGATAAAGAAGAACTTAAACCTGTCTTATTAAATGGATTTGATGAATACGCATTTTACGATAAAACTAGACCAATACCTGGCGCACCTGACGTAACTACACCTGCTAAATGGTTTTCATGGTCAGAAAAAAATGTTGATGAATTTTTTCCTATGTTTAATAGTATATTAGGTTTTTCTGGTAATGAATTAGAAAGTTTAGTTACAGGAAGAAAACAAAGAGATTTTAATTATAAAACAATTCTAAATGATTTATACGATTTATTTTCACAACCTGTGACAGATTCTGAGATACCACCACAACCGTTTGACGATTTTGATATAGGAGATAGAACAAAAATAGCAGATTATTTAGATAGTGTACATCATTATTTTGGAGTACAAGAAAGTTTAGATATACAGGAAATAGCAAATTTATTAAGAGTGTCAGAAGCATTAGCAGCAGGAAACGTAGATGAAGCTAGAAGATTAGCACCAGAAATGATCATACCTGATAATCCACAAATGTATGATGAATTTGCACTAGATGTTGATACTGATGAAGCATTGTATAGATCGCAATTTAGAAGCACTACTAAAGACATACAAAGATCAATAGATTTACATTTTATAAAATTTTTAGGAATGAAACCTAAAGAAAAATTCTTAGGAAGATTTGAACCTAATAGAATATTAGAACAACACTATGCAAGTGGTTTTACACCAGGTAAAGCATTTTATGAAGGCGAGAATCCTTTTAATGTTATAAGAAGTACAGGAATGACAAACATGGCAATTGTAGAAAAATATCAAAAATATTTAGACAATTATAGAATTGCTAATAATATACAAACTGAAATTACTGTTAATGATTTAAGAGAATTTATGCAAACACTTGATCGCTTTTCTTTAACACCAGAAGTATTAGGATCAGTTACTCAACAAGTTGTACCACACCAACAAACTGACAATATAATTTATAACAAAATAGCACAGAATGGTTATGAAATTGTTTTATCTACTGGAGGTGGTGCTGTAGGTGCTACACCACATTACATGATAGGAATAATAGATCCTGATGATAAATTAAATACAGGCATACCAAAAACATTACAGGTAGGAGTTGTAAATACAGCTTTTATGAATAGTGACGAAGCACGTCAATTTGAAGATTTAGTAGAAAAAAATGTTAATGATTACACAGATAGTGATATGAGATTAGTTACTAAATATATGGATCCTACAAATATGTTTGAAGAAATAAGTGAAGAAAAAGTAAAAGAGTTTATTGATGTTACAAAAAAATCAAACGTTGTATGGAGTAGCAATATAGGCGTAACTAGTTTAGAAGATGGTCGAAGAGATCCATCTGTAAAATTACTTATGCTTGACGATAAGATAAACAATTTACACGTAGCCCATCAAACAGGTCAAATACCAATAGAACCATTGTTAGACGCAATTAACGAATACGTATCTACATTAGCAACTGCGTCAGAAGATGTTAGGGCAAAAATACTTACTGGTACATCAAGAACACTAAATATTGTAAACAAATATGCTAAGAAGAGTGTTGGAGGTACATTAAAATATGGTGGCAAAGCACTTGATAAATTTGATAAATATGTTTTACTACCTGCAGCTATTGACATTTTAGCTAGTAGATTATCAGGTCCAGGATCACAGTATGAAACCATAGGTGGTGCATTAGCAGATACTATGAATAGATATGAAGATGACACACCAGATACAACTATAGAAATGTTATATGGTAATAAAAACAATCCAGATGTAAAAAACTTAGTAGGCATTAATATTGCAAAACCAGTAACAGAAGCAATACAAACTGGTAAAGATATATTTAAAGAGTATGTATATGACAACAATATATTAGGTATACAAAGTTTAGTAGAGTTTATAAAACCAAAAGCATTAGAAGAATTAAAAGGTATTGTTAATATTGCAGGTTTAAATGATTGGGTATATAAAGTTAAAAGAGATTTAATTGTCGAATCTATAATGAACTCAAATAATATACCTTATACAAAAGAAAATATAGATATATATACTAAAGCGTATGAAGAAAACAATCCTAAAGAAGTGGATAGGTTTGGAAAAGAGTTACCTGGTAATTACGAAAATAATTGGTCTAGTAGTATTCCTGATAATTATTTGTCAAGAGACTTTAGGACTAGCGAACGAATTAGAACAGGAGACAGAAACAGAGCAGGCGGTGGTGGAGGATCTTTGGTTAAGGCAGAATAATATGTTTGATATAAGTAGAATGAAAACAATTCAATATAGTAATCCAAAAATAGAAGGCGGCGGTACAGGTAATTATGAATTTCCTGAAATAGTAACAGATGAAAATAATATACAAACAATGAACAACAAAGATTTGTATTTTTATATTAATAATTTTATAGATAATCAATACGAAACAGATTTAGTAAATAGAAAAGACACACCTTTTACAAGTAAAGGTAAAAAAAGAGTAGATGAATTTATGGCAATATTAGCTATGGAAAGTTTTAGTAATATAGATAAAGACGGAAATAATGTAGATATAAATAACAAACCATATAATGTTAATGCTGCACTTACAACAAGTGGTAATGATAGTTACTCTATATTTCAAATAGATACAGGACCTGCGTTACCATACATCTTGATGGCAATGGATTCTAAACATAAAGATAAATTATATAATTCATGGAAAAAAGGCACGCATGTAGAAGACGCAGAAAAAATATTATTACAAGATGGTGTCAAAGAACAAATGTATGCGTTTTTAAAAGATCCAAAAAATATAGATGATCATTTAATGATTGCAGCTACATTGTGGAATGACGCTGAAAGATCAGACAAAAAAGGCAATGACGGTGCTAAAGCGTGGAATGCTTACAATGATTACATAAACAAAACAAAAGATACTGAATGGTTAGAAAACTATAAAAAGTATTTAAACATAAACAAAAATATTGGCTTTAATTATTATAAAAATCAATTAGACAGAACTACAGAACGTAGAAGAGAAGACCTTGATGACTTAAAACAATTTATAAATATGCCAAGACTAGGTGCTACAATAGAAGAAGCTATTGGTAATTTTGTAGAAATACTAGAAGAAGCTACTAGAAGTGGTCAAATACCAGAAAAAGCAGCACCAGTAGACAATTTAAAAGAGTTAGGAAAAATGTTTAAAAGATAATGGCATTACTAAATACATTACCAACAGACACGCAAATAGTAGAAGAAATAGACGCTAATGGTAATAAAGCATATTACGCTGTTTATTCATTATCAAGAGATTTAATATCTGAAGGTTTAACATACAGATACAAAGTAAATGATCTTAAAGAAATATCAGACACAACAGGTGTTGTACAACCTGACGTTGTAGTTAATTTAACAGATGATGGTATAGAGATAGTATCAGGATCATTTGAAGGAATAACAGAAGAAGATTATAACAATAGTTTTTATTTTGGTAATGTTACACAATTGTCTGCAATATCAGGCAATGTAGAAGTTGGTGCAGAGAGTTACGATTATTTAATTGAAGCATTAGAGCAAGAGTCTAAATATAAACCATACCTTATGTCAACAGACGCTAAAGGTAGATATGATTATTTAGCAGTAGTTATAGAAGCTGCACTAGAAGGCAGAACTGCAAGAGAATCAGAACTAGCACAGACAACCTGGTGGAAGACACATACAGCTACAGAACGCCAGGAGATGTTATTTGCACATCAGGATCCTGCAACATTTAGTCAACGTGGCATACAGAAAAGAGAAGACATAATTAGCAGAATGATGGCTGCAGGTATAACAGAGTTAGATCCTAAAGTTATTGACGCTATTACACAGAAGTATCAATACGGTACGTTTACTGATGATGATATTACTAAAACTTTACAAAAGTTAGCTAATCCTTTAATTAGATACACACTAGATCCAGAAGTAAAAGCTGCATTAGAAGGTAAGACATTAGAGACAATAGAACTTACAAGACAAATGGAAAATACAATTAATTCTATATTAGGTCCAGGTGTTGCAGATAATTACAACTTAGAACAGTTACTTGCTAATTACCAGGACAATCCTACAGCATTCACACAAGAGTTTTTACCTAAACTACAAGATCAGTTTCAAGCTAGGTTTACACAATATGAAGGAACTAATGTAAAAGCATACGAAGATATTGCACCAGAGTTTAGGAGAGAATGGGAAAGTATTACAGGTGCAAAACCAGATGAACAATCTGCACAATGGAATCAATTTATTGCAACTAATGATGTAGCAGAACGTAAAGATATTGCATTTGCTGCAGCAGCAGAGACAGGTTCACAAACATATAGAGATCAATTTAAATCAGACATGGAGAGAGTATTTGGTAAAGCAGGCGCTAGATCAACTGGCGGAGGAAGGTTTGGATTATGAGCATACTAGCTAGAATTATGCAACTAGGTCCAAGAATAGATGGTATATATACACGTCCTCCTGCACGTACACCAGAACCAGAACCTGAAAGAACTATACAAGAACTATCAGCAGATACAGACTTTGAAGCATTACGTGCAGCAGTAGCAGAAGATCCTGCAGTTATTGCAGCTAGAGAACAACAAGCAAGACTAGACGCAATAGCAGCAGAAGAAGCCGCAGCAGCCGCAGCAGCAGCAGCCGCAGCAGCAGCTGCAGATGAAGAGGATACAACAACAGAAGTAACAGAACCTCCAACGCAAACAGGTAAAACTGTAGTATCAACACAAACAATTATTAAAAATGGGAGAATAGTATTACAAACAATATATAGTGACGGATCGATAGATGAAAAAGATTTAGGTCCAAGTGATTCAGGTGTGTCAGATCCTCCACCTCCTGCACCAGTTCCAGGAGATACACAGGAAGTATTTAACGCTAGAGAGTTTGCACAAGCTAACTACAGCTATTTAGGTGAAGAGTTACTTGAAACATTTATAGGTGAATACAATGCTAACGGTGGTGACGTTGATGAAGCATTACGTACAATGAGAGGTACACAAGCATATAAAGATAAGTTTCCTGGAATATTTAGAGAAGATGGTACAACACTTAGGTTTACTACAGAGACACCAGAACTAGATTACATTAAGATGAAGGAAGATTACTTTAACGCATTAGAAGATTACAATTTAAATCCCAATTATTTTGAAGACAAGATTAAAGATTTGTTTGAAAATGATGTTGATCCAGGAACATTTGCTACAAGGTTAGATACTGCATATACATCACTGTTTAACCAGTTTGACGCAGTAAAACAATACTATGTAGAAAACTATCCTGGACAGTTTCCTACAACTGATGACATATCTGACGAAGCTATATTTGCTAGCTTTATATCAGAAGATGTATCAGCAGATATTATTTCACAAAGAGTCAAAGTATCACAGATTGGTGGTGCATTTAAAGAAGAAGACTTTGCAGTATCAGCACAACAAGCACAACGATTAGTTAGTGCAGGTTTGTCTGGTACAGGTGCGCAGCAGATTGCACAAAGAGCTGAAGCAAGTTTACCTAGATTACAAAGACTTGCTAGAAGGTTTACAGGTAGAGAAGATATATTTGGTTTGTCAGAGTTTATTGAGTCAGAAGTTTTTGGTGAAGGAGTAGCTGCACAGGTACGTGAGAGACTAGAAGCAGAGCAAGCTACAGTGTTTACACGTGAAGGCGGCGCTGCACAAACACAAGCAGGTGTAACAGGATTGGTTGAACAATGATAAAATGGGTAAGAGCTAGAAACAAAAAAGGTCATTATGTTGCTGATAAAGCATGGACCTTTTGGAATGACGCTTATAAAATTAAATTAACACAACCAGGAAAAAATGCGTTAGCAGTGATTTTATGTGTTATAATAATTGTATTGGCGTGGTCAGTATCCGCCAAGTAAATAATAGATCGACAACTCTGGCATAGGGTTCCTACGTCCTAGCCACGTATTAAATTCGTAGAGGTGTTGTACGCGTAGTTGCAGCGCCAATTCAGCATATAATCAAATACTGTAACCACTCCCAATATGATCCACACCTTATTGGAGTACAGTGTAATAGTGTGAGAAATGGAGAATATCAATGACAGACGAAAAAATGGAAAGCATGGAAACCAACGAAGGTATAAAAGGTTTAAGGGACAAACTTAAATCTGTAGAACAAGAGAATAAAGAACTAAAGAATGTTGTAAAGACTTCTTTGTTTAAAGATGTTGGATTAGATCCTAACTCTGGCACAGGTAAGATGGCTTTTGATCTTTATGATGGAAAACCAGATACTGCAGAACTAGGACAATGGCTTAAAGAAACTTACAATATCGATACTGAAGTACAGCAGAACAACGAAGTAGCTGCTGCGAAGATCGCTGAAAGTGACGACAAGCTAACACAAATACAGCAAAACTCTGTAGCTGCACAACCTACTGATTGGACACAGAAAATGCAAGACGTTATAGCAAGTGGAGACACTTCTGTTAGAGATAGTCTAAGAGCAAAATTAGCTTTACAAGAAGAATTAAAAAAACAATAAATATCTCGTAAGAGAGAAGGGAAATAGTAGAAAATGGCAGCAATATCAGGTGCTAATCCAATAGTTGCTAGTGACGTTAATAACTTTACTGGTGAATTATTTAAAATCACACCTCATAGAACACCATTGCTAGCTGCTGC